TGTGCGTTTTCACTACGGAAAACCAGAAAGATGGAACGGATGGGATTATCTTCCCAATCCTAACACAACAGTAGTGGGCGTGGTCCGCGATACGCATGCGTGGATTAGTCTGGATGGAACAAGGCATCTTGCCTTGGGAACTGATAGGAAACTGTATGTTTTTGTTGGAGGAGTGTTCAATGACATCACTCCCATACGATCAGGACCTGACTCCCTTACTAATCCTTTTACGACCAACGGGACGACGACGGTTTCTGTACAAGATTCTTCACATGATGCTTCGGCTGGGGATTTTGTGACCTTTGATTCATTCTCCGCCATTGACGGCTTGGATATGAATAATGAATTTGAGATTAGGACTATTACGGATTCAAATAATTACACCGTCATTCATACGAGTACGGCCTCTGGATCCACTTCAGGCGGAGGCGGAACAGGAAACGCCAATTATCAACTCTCCATTGGAGAAGCGACATCCACCTTTGGATATGGATGGGGCACGTCCACATGGGGATCAAGTACGTGGGGCACGGCTCGTTCATCATCAGATGTGGTTATTTATGCAAGAAATTGGTCACTTGATAACTTCGGGGAGGATTTGATCGCAACGGTCATTAACGGAGGAACTTATAAATGGGATCTTTCAGGCGGTGTTTCTAACAGGGCGGCGATTGTTACAAACGCCCCTACAGCCTCACGATTCAGTCTAGTGTCTGCGGACACCCGTCACCTTTTTTGCATGGGAACGGAGACAACGATCGCAAACACAGCCACGCAGGATGACTTGTTTTTTAGATGGTCGGACAGGGAAGACTTGACGGATTGGACTCCCGTGGCGACTAATGAAGCGGGATCTCTTCGTATCGCAGATGGATCGCGTATCATAGGAGCCGTTAAATCAACGGGACAAATACTTGCTTGGACGGATAAATCCTTGCACGGTATTCAATTTGTTGGAACTCCTTATACTTTCGGACAACGTCAATTAGGGGCTAACTGCGGATTAATCGCCCAACACGCCTGCATAGATGTAAATGGTAAAGCCTACTGGATGGGGGAAAATTCCTTTTACATGTATGACGGTGTGGTTAAAAAAATGCCTTGTTCCGTACAGGACTTTGTGTTTGATGACCTCAGTTTCACTAATAGAAATGACATTGCATGCGGACTGAACACTGAGTTCAATGAAATTATTTGGTACTATGCCACCGCCAGTGCTACTCAAATTGACAGAGGAGTGGTCTATAATTATCTGGAAAATACTTGGTATACCATCAGCCTTGATCGTACGAGTTGGCTTGCGGCAGAAATATATGAACAGCCTGTCGCCACTCAATACAACACGACTTTAACGGCTAATTCTGCCACTATTCTAGGATTGACTGCTGGCGCCTCTTATGTCTACGAACACGAGAAAGGAAACAATCAAGCGGATGGCACGGCGATCAGCGCGAGCCTGACTTCAGGATCCATTGAAATTGCTTCAGGAGATAATCTCATGTCCGTAAGTAAATTTGTTCCTGATTTCACTAATCTGACAAACAATGTTGCTGTTACCTTGACTCTGGAACAATATCCGCAATCAACTGCTAATGTAACAACAACAGGAAACGTTACACCTTCAACACAAAAAATTGATGTGCGCGGAAGAGGACGATCCGTGAACCTCGCTTTTGTGTCCAATACCGTGGATGACACGAACTGGAGACTAGGTTCCATGAAGTTGCAACTCAGACCAGATGGAAGAAGATAATGCCTAAAATTACAATCACACGTCTACCTAATGCAACACCAGAGTATGAAAGTGGTCAGTTTGACCAAATGATCCGTCTTTTGGAACAACTTATCTTCCTACTTAACTCTTCCTATGCTCAAGACATAGAAGAACAAAGTAGCGGAAGGAGCTGGTTCCTTGGCTGATACCTTTAAAAACGCCGGTGTTGATTTAACGACAACAGATCCAACAACCATTTACACTGTTCCAACCGCGGCTCCAGGGGCTTTACCCCCTGTTTTTCCAACCACGGCTGTAATTAAATCCATCATCATATGTAATGATTCTGGAAACACGACAGAGTATACCATAGAATGGACTGACAGCAGCGCTTCGGCGACTTATAAAATTACCAACACTAAGACTATTACCACCAACACGACCTATGAAGTTCTATCACAGCCTCTGGTTCTGGAGGAATCGGACTTGATTAAAATTACGGCGAACGCGGCTAATGAGCTTCACATCACAATGAGCTTTTTAGAAACAACGAAAGGAGCCCTCTAATCGAACTTCATTCCTTATTCATTACACCGGTGTTTTCGGTAAATTTCACCAATGGTGATTATGGAGACTTGATTAAAGCCGTCAGGGAGGTGCAAAAAGAGGATCAAAAAGGGATTCAAAAGACGAATCAAGGGGGATGGCACAGCCGAGATGATCTTCATCAGGACAAGCGTTTAGGCATCATTAAAGCTGACATCATTCACTACTGCATAGAGGCATTGGATCATTTAGGCGTGGAGGATCACTATGAACCTCAGCTTACTGGTATGTGGGCCATGATCAATGGGCCGGGAACCTATAATAAACTGCACTCACACCCCCATAACTATCTCTCAGGAGCTTTTTATCTGCAAGTGCCAAAGGACAGCGGAAAACTGACTTTTCATAACCCTCATCCCCAATCTGAAGTTCTTGCACCCCTTATGAAGAAGAATCAATCCATTCATCTAGCTCCACGCGTGGGATGGCAACCAAAAGTTAATGACTTGCTTATTTTTCCTTCATGGCTTAATCATGAGGTGGAAATTAATAATTCAAAAGAGGATAGAATTATGTTAAGTTTTAATGCTAAAATACAAAGGAAAGTAAATTAGATGGCTAAAATAGTAGAACTAGCAGAACTTTTAGGACACATAGACACATCAGATGGACGAAGAATTCCGCACTATAAATGTAAAAGTGAAACCACCCTCACCAATACCGTAACGGGGGAGGAATATGATTCTGAAGATGCGATGAAAACCGATGTTGATAATCCTGCCACAGCGACGAAAGAAGAACACATCAGACGAGATGTCAGAATATTCGCGCCATCACTGGCGGATATGCTGGGGGAAGTTCCTAAAGACTAGGCGCTGCAGGCTTCACATTCGGCCTCGGCCTCATTACCATCTACATTAAAACTCATGTCTTTTTTCTCAGAAGAATTCTCACACCCGCATCCATTCTTATGATCTTTTAATTCTTTCTGTAGTCTTACATTATCTCTCTCAACCGCCATTAATCGTTCGTGATACCGTCCTGTTTTATCGGCGAGGACAGCTATAGCCTTCAATACCTCTTGATTTTCCATTTTTTTCTCCTGATTTAAATTTTTGGGTGAGAACCAATTTAAACACATCATTGATTTAAATCAAGATCATTAATGTCAAATCGTGATAATAGTTCTCTTGACAAAAGAAACATGATATGGAACGAGGAGAATTATGAGCCAGAAAGAAAAGATTTCTAAGACCCTCCACGATAAAATGTGGGTGTTTGGAAGGATGGTCTTAAAATATACAATTGAACAAGATCTCATTGACGATATAAATAAAAAATATGAAGACGCCTTAAAGGAGACAGATTTATTGACTTCTTATGGTCCACACCTGGCGGGAAGACTTGATTCCGAATTGGACATATTGCCCATAATCCAGTCCTCTAAAATATTTAAAAAAATAACCCAATGCATGAGTGATTACATTGATAAGTCCGCTGAATGCGGCTTATGTCCGCCTGGACCGCATAATCTCGACATACTTTCGGTTTGGGTGAATGATATGAAACAAGGGGAATACAATCCTGTTCACACCCACAATAAGAATGTTGGTTACTCCTCTAATCTGTATTTAAAAATTCCTGAATTCATAAATGATTGTAAGGATCCACATAAATTCAGGGACGGTAAAATAACTTTTATCGCCCCAAATGCTACATCAGTGGAATTTTTTACTCCACAAGTAGGTGATTTTTATATTTTTACAGCGGATCACATGCATTGCGTTCATCCTTTCAAAACGAAGGATCCAAATGACATAAGGCGTTCAATGCCTATAAATTTCGTAATTAACGATAGTGTTCAAGGAGAGATAATACATGTTTGATAAAGAAATTAAATTCTGTCCAATTAATCAGGCTATGGAAAAAGTATGGCCTCACCCAAAACCAGCCAGTCATTTCATTCCTCAGGAATATAAAAAATTAGAAAGGCATAAGCGCGGTAATTTACTTAATCCAACAGTTAAAACATGCATGCCTTTTCTTGACGCGATGACAGCGGGCTACGTCATACCTTTTGATCAAGACTATTTAATTGATCCCACGGAAAAAGAATTCTCGGTTACTCCCGCAAACAAGGAAAAGAATGACATTGGTTTTCACGATAAAATTCAAGCGCCAAAAGAATGGCACCATAGAACTGGAGAGTACGCCGGTAAATTCATTAATAAATGGCTGATCACAACCCCTTCTGGGTACAGTTGCTTGTTCACGCAACCGATGAACAGGCTCGGAGAAGACCGCTTTTTTATTATCGACGGTATCGTGGATACAGACACTTACATTCACACCATTAATTTTCCTTTCATTCTTCTCAAGCGTGATAAGCAGTTTCTCATCAAAAAAGGAGAGCCCATGGTTCAGGTCATTCCTTTTAAAAGAGAGTCGTGGAAAATGTCATCAGAATTTTATTTTGAAAAAAAACATCAAGCAACAATAAATATGCTCCTCAGTAAGTTTGTGGACAGATACAAGAAAATGTTTTGGCATAAAAAAAGTTTTAAATAAAAATGGATTATTATTATTTATCCCCCAACATCATAGCGTGTGATAATTTTTTACCCCCTTACTCCTTGGATGAAATAAAAATAGAATTGTTAAATAATAGATCTTCTTTCCAGATTCCTGAATGGAGTGGGCAAGGAGAGACAAAACCTCAATCTTAT